CATTCTCTGGCCAAGTATGGATACTGAGATGACTCTCAGCGAGCATGGCAATTCCAGTCACACCCTGAGGATCAAACTTATGTACTGTCAAGTCAAGCAGAGTTGACTTACATTCTTTTGATGCTCTAAACAAAACCATTCGTATGAACTCTTTATCATCAAGCAAATCAAAAGGACAACCTTTCAAGGTAAAAAGAATATGCTTCATTATACCCAATCAGGTTTACGGTCTGGGATACGAAGATAATTATCTTTTACCCATGGTTTAGATGAAATATACATCTTATACTTATCGTAAATATCAATACCTTCATCGTATTTAAACTCATCAGGTCCTGCAAAGACAAAGGGTGTTGTGTCCTTTCCACTGCGACCTTGTGGGTCTGCTGTAGGAAGTATCTCTTTCGCTGCTAGAAGGGTCTTCTGGCAGGTGTGGACCTTACCATAGCGAGCAGTGTACTCATCGCACATAGCAAGTCCATGAGCAAGGAGCCACTGCCAGTTAGTCACAAATTCATTCGCCCACTTCGTGCAAGGATGATTACGAAAAGCACCCTTCTCAGTAGCATAGGGAGTACCGTCTGCTCTAGGAAGAGTGCCAAAGTTATGTCCCCATTTGTCAGAGCACACAATAGCAAGCATCTGACAGGTCTCTAGGGGCATCTTGACAATGTGCTTGTCAGGAAGAACCATAGCAGACATGTATGGGTTTGAATCGGTCACAAAGATGTTCATAGTATTTTTGATAAAGAGATTATCAAAAGGAATGATAGCATTATAACCACATCCCAGGATTTTGTCTTCACAAAGTAAGGAACTGAAATAGCATCACCAATGAAATGGAGAAGTACTCCAAAAGCAACGCTGACATGAAGAACCACAAAGTAGGCAATGATTGCAAGAGCACTACCTGTGATTCTCATGGCCACATCAAACGTCATCACTCAAAGGTAGAATCAGGTTCTAAAGCAATGTAATAAGTCAAATCATGATTTTGAGAAGTAAATCTGGATAGAAGTTTTTGAGATACAATAACATCATAAGTACCTGGCAGCACTTTGATATTTTCAATTTTGAAGTTGAAAACAAAGTTTTTGTCTGTCTCGCCAACAACTTCTTCATGTCCATGAGAAGTGTCATTCTTCTTGTCACGAATAACAAGTTTTACTACACCGTTCTCACCGATAGCAGAAAGGTCTGGAACTTGATAAACTGCAGCTGCTTTCAAAAGTTTCTCAAGAACAGCAGTAGAAAGTTCAAAGCAAACATCTTCTGTAGGAAGATTAATTGCTTTCTCTGGTGGAGTTACAATGACATTAGGGTCAGCGAAGAAGTACTTAGATCGAGAACGACCTTCTTTGATAACAACATATCCATCATTAGTAAAATCTAACTCAGGACTCTGGTGTACACTTAACCCATTCAAAAATTGATTTAGATCATAAATCCCAAAGTCTTTAGAAAACTCTTCAGTTACCGTTGCTTCGGCAAGAATGTTCTTCATTAGACTGATAGTACGAAGTTTACTACCTTCTTTGAAGAGAATCGATTGATTGATCGAAGAAAAGTTCTTCAATACAGAGATAGTTTTGTCAGACAGTTTCATAGGAGGTCGAGTTTTCATCACTGAGGGTAAATTTCACGTTGTGCATTTTTGTCGTTGAAATGCATCAGAAGAACAGCATAATGCAAAATCTTCATAATGTCACGACGGGCAGTGCCCTTCTTATCATATCGTGACGCATACTTGAGAATGTTGCTACGGCAGAATGCTTCACCATCACCACAAGCTTCGATAAGATCAAGAGTCTGAATTCTATCAGATCCAGCAGAATAATGTTGCTGATATGTGCCAGAAATATAATCGGACAATTCTTTAAGAATAGAATCTTCACTATACTTCTTTTTATTCTTAGAAGTTGTAGTATTAGAAGGTTTGGGCAAATCAAAAGAAATACTATCTTCTGATCCAAAGTAATCAAATGATACAGTTTCAGCTGCTTTGATTCCACTACCAGTAAAATCGATATGGTCATCACCCATACCACCTAGAAGATGAGAACCACCAAAAACAATAGCGTCTGGAGATGCAGTGCCAGGATTACCTGTCAAACTGAATCCATCTTCTTTCCAATAATCTTGATTAGACATATTTAATTCGTCAAATAGAAAGGACCATGAGTTAGTCATATTATATCAGGATTGCACCTCCTCGTCAATTGGCATCTGGAAATCTGCATCAACTTTGTCGTACAGTTCCAGAAATGCTTGCTTAGTCTCATCATCAAAACGATTCACGCAGACTTGAATTGCCTTTGCTTTGTCATTGAAGATGTTGTATGCACGGACAATGTGGACCAGACGACGGGTGCTGATGATTTCTTCAATACCACCATCATAGAAAGTCTTACGGATGATGTCAGCCCAGTCACAGAGACGCTTACAAAAGTCTGTATCACTACAGAGTGTCATAAGAATTTTCTGCTCTACTGCAGAGGCAGGATAGGACTGCTCAAAGGTTACAGGGAATCGCTCAAGGAATGCTTCGTTGAGCACGTTAGTTCCAATGAATCGTCCATCTTCGCTTCCTTTGCCTTTAGTATTGGCGGTTGCGAATACGTTGAAACCTTCTGCGGGCGTAATGTATTTGCCAATCTTCTTGAGGAAAACTCCTTTTCCTTCGAGAATAGACTGGAGACAAAGGATTTTGTTTGAGGCAAGGTCGATTTCGTCAAGGAGCAAGATTGCTCCACGTTGGAGTGCTTCAGTGACTGGTCCATTGTGCCAGACGGTTTCTCCATTAACAAGACGGAAACCGCCAATAAGATCATCTTCATCTGTTTCGATTGTGATGTTTACGCGGATAAGTTCACGTTTTGTTTGAGAACATGCTTGCTCCACAGAGAACGTCTTACCATTACCCGAAAGACCCGTAATGAACGTTGGATAGAACAGACCGGACTTAATAATCTTTTTAATATCAGCGAAGTTACCAAAGCTGACGAAGGTATCATCTTTTGCAGGAATAAGGTTTTGTTCAACAGCAGGCATAGCAGGTGGTGCCTGATAGGTTTGCTCTAGTTTTTCTTGGACGGTCAAATTCCACTTTCCACGACCAGTTTTGTATTGAGTGAGTTTGTTGGTGACAGTTTGATAGTTCGCACCATTCATAGCACACCAGGCACGAATATCAGCAGCAGCAACAGACTCACCATACAACCCTTGAAGGGAAGTGCGAATGAACTCGGGTGAGAGGGACATTTGGTTTGTTTGAACTGAAGTTATTATAAACGAAAAAGGGAGGTCTCAAACCCCCCTTGTGTCACTTATCGGATTGTCCATATTTATATCGCATAGCTCCGAGTAGGTATGCCTGAGATAAAGATCTAGGACCATTAGTAAGAATCTCAATGACTTTAGGATCTTTTTCAGATGCCTTTGCAATTTCTCTCCAGTTTTCTTTTGTCATGCTACTAGAGAAATAAATTCACCAAGAACCTTCTTATTTAGTTTCTTAGTCTTCAAGGACTTGACGAAAGCAGATTTTATCTTTGCTTTTGTAGCACCATCATCAACTTCAAACTCAGAATCTTGAGATAGTGCGGTTGCAGAAAGACCAAAGTATGCATGATAACCAGACTTCTTGATACAGAAACTCCTGTTCTTTCTCCAATCAAGTATAATTTTATCATAGTCAGTATCTCCATAATTGTAATAGAGTTTGATGAAGTCATTTGCTCCACGACCTTCTAGAACACGCATACCAATAAAGTTTACTGACGGAAACTTATCACGCATATTTGTCAGCAAGGTTTGACTGAATGTATGCCATCCATAGTCAAACTTATATGTGTTCCCAGTTTTACGATCACGGAGGAAACTAGACTCAGGATTAACACGACGTTGACCCATATAACGATTACTAGGTCGAATAATTTCTACATTATATCCAATATCATTTGCTTCACCGTCAGTTAAGATTACACACTGAACCTTCTGTAATTTATTTTCCTTTTGGAACTTAGGAAGAATCTCATGAAGAGTAATCAAAGTTTCATTCAAAGGAGTGCCGGAAAGACTCAAGCGTGGAGATATAGTATAAGTTGACTGATAATAACTGTTATCATAATTGTCAACAAGCCAGAAGTTCTTCATCTGTTTCTCCATTTCTTTACCATTTGTTTTACTGGTAAGGATGTTCATTAAAGAAAACTCATCACCCACTGCCAGAGTATATTCTTTCTTATCAGTGCGATTTCCAATTTTTGCAGGTTTAATCACATCACCGTTGGTGAGATCAAATTCACAACGCTCCCATTCATTGGTAAATGCATAGACATCAAAAGGAATACCAACCTTCTTACAAAACCAGATAAGATTAAACATCTGCTTACAAGTATCCAGAAGAACACGGCTCATAGAACCAGACCAATCTAGGATAAAGACTAGTCCGTGACTTTTACCATCAGCAAGAGTTGTAACTTTCTTAAATAGATCTTCGTTGTATTTGTAGGTATGCAGTTTAGTTGTATCTAAGACACCTGTACGTGCTGTGGTAGCACGGGCATAAGAGTCTGCTGCCTTCTTACACTCAAACTCCTTTACAAGGTAGTTGACTTCTTTTTGTGCAGAACGTTTGAACTTTGCATATTCACTATCAGTTTTCTCATAGACAGGAATGTCAAATTGATTTTGA